CGCGGACACTTCTGTGCTAAAAATCCATCCGCCGCCACCGTTCACATATGTGCAAACAGGGCTACCTGAAATAGTGCCGCTGTTTATGTCCACTATGGTAAAAGCATTGGCCGTAGTGACCGTGACCGCATAGTTGCCGGATCGAGCCTCGCCCCCAGTACCGGGCCTATACGCGATACCAACAGTGTCACCTGTTTGCAGCCCGTGACCGGTTGAGCTGACCGTGACCGTTGTCCCACTGCGCGCGTAGGTTGCAGCCACAGGGATTGTGACCGTGTCAAAGATCTCGAGAAAGCCATCAAATGCCGTGCCGATATACGACAGACCGGTGATCCGATGCCGTCCCAAGACGACAAAGCCGGACCCGTGGGCGTGTGTACTCTTGGTGTCAGAACCAGCCATAAGCTATCTCCTTATCCTGCGGATACAGACAGGGTGCCGCCGTCGTTCCAGATCGCACCAGCAACTGCTGGATCAGAAGTGGGGATCACGATGACGTTTGCGGCGCTCGACAGCGTTGCCGCGCCGGTCACGGACAGGGTGCCGGTGACTGTAGCGTTGGTGCCGTAAGTAGCGTTGGTGGTGATTGCGCCGGTGGTTGCGTCCTTGGTAACGGATTGAAAGCCGTTTTCGGAACGTACTGGGCCTGTGAAGGTCGTGTTAGCCATGAGGATCTCCTGTCGTGGCAAATGTCAGCCGCACCGCGCGGCTGTCAGGGATGCCCATAGAGTATACGAGCTGCGAACAAAAAGAAAGAGGCGATCCGATGTGCAGAAGCTTATACGTACTCGAAACGCCACCCCTTGTACGGGCCTTTGGCCAACGGTTTTCCAGAGCGTACAGATCGCTGGATGGTTGGCAGAAAAATACCGAACTCCTCTTTAATAGCCGTCGTTCGAGGAAACACGGTGATCTCCCCCGTCGGCGAGATCATCCGGACAGGCTGCCCCATCTTTGCCTTGGACTCCTCACTGTGGCTCTTTCCCAGCCAGTTCTGGTTCCCCTGCATGGCCTCAGATATCTTCTGGCAGTGCTCCTCGCTACGAACGTGACCCTTGGCGTAACTGTTACCCTTCTGGGCATCCGACATCTTCTGCCTTGTCTCCTCAGTGGGGATGAACCTCCCGCCTCGGCCCTCGGCCAACGCAGCTTGGACCTTGGTGCTGATTAGCTGCTTGGCCGCTTCGCTGTGCTTGCGTCCGGTCCGGGGGTCAGCGGTCTTCCACTGCTTGAGAGTTGCTTCGCGGACAACCTGCTTTTGGTCGTCGGTTAGCTTGGCTCCGTATCGATGGTGCTCAGGTCCTTTGCTCCGCCATGGGCTTCGGGCCCACCTAGATAGGTTGCAGCACAAAGGGTCGCCTATCAGTTCCGCCAGTAAGGCCTCTTCCGCAGCCTCCATGTGCACTACAGACTGAAACTCCTCCAGCAGCTCAAACACGAACACCTCCTCAGAGTGTTTGTCCCAAGAGGACTGCAGGTGTCTGTTGGGGTGAGTGCCGTTCCGCAACTTGGATCTATGGCCCCTCCATCGCTCGTACAGGTTCGTAGAGCTGCCGATGTAGTATTTCTTACTGACCAGATTTCGTATCCGGTAGACCGCAATTATCTTTCTTGCCTTTGCCATTCTCTTTCCTCCGATACATATCCTATTGTAGGTACACAGTACTACAAGACTTGTAAAGAGGCATAAAAAAACCCCCACCGAAGTGGGGGTCTATCGGACCTAAGTCCTTGTTTTTATTAGGCAGAGCCCGGAGACCCAAAGACAGCGCGACTATCACTATATCCGAAAGAATATCTTTCGCGCGCTTTAAATCTCATGTTGCCCGTATCGAAGTCAGCCTCCATTCCAGTGGACAGTGGTGTCCGCTCGAAGTGGATGAAGCCGCGTGGTGCGTCCGTCTTGATGAAGAATGCATCGGGGTCAGTCAGGAAGTCGTTGACTGTGTACCCTTCTGGCAGCATCCCCATGGAGCGGAGCGCGTTCACGTCGTTGTCAGCAGTGCCAACACGCAGGTTCGAAACCATCAGACGCTCTGCGATGAACTGCAGTTGGCGTGGGACGATAAGCTTCAAGCCGCGGAGAGCAACCTTCAGGCCGCGCTCATCAACAAAACCAGCGATGTTGATCAGTGCGTCTTCCAACGAGGTCTCGTTCAAGTCGGCCGCAACGCTAGGAGTGTTTGCAAAGGTGCCGCCCGAAGTCAGTGGGTGGTCCGTTGCGCACAGTGCCTTGCCGTCACCACCAGCCAAAGCGCCGCCAGTGAAGGCGTTGTTCAGGACGGCAGCAGCTTTGACCTGCTTGGTGTGTGCCATGGAGCGAGCCAGTGCACGGGTGTAACGAGAACCGAGACGATCGTAGAGGTTATCCTCGATCGCTTCTTCAGTCAGCGAGAATGCAAGTGCAACCGTTTCGTGGTTGTAGCGAGCAGTGTACGCTTCGTTGGCGTCATCGAAGCTGATCGCAGAACCCTCGGATTTGTTAGGCGCCGCGCCGAAGCCCGACAGCATAACTTCTTCCTCGAATGCACGATCCGATGACTCAGTGGTGAAGATTTCAGAGTGCTGGTTTTCGTAGCGACCATACTCCATTCCGAACAGGGCATTAAGGCCCGGCTCGAGTTCTTTCGCAAGTTGTGCGCGAGAGATTGCCATGTGCTAGTCCTCCTTACACGCCGGTCGTCGAAACAGTGCCACCAGCAATTGCGCCATTCGACGAATTGAAGTGGTTGTTCAAACGCACGATTACAGGGATACCAGCTGCGGTGAAGTCGGCGTTCTCAGGATCCTCTTGGATACCCATGATGCGCAGGTTCAGCGTGTTGGTAGCGGCGATGGTGTTCAGGTCGAGCGTAGCCGACGAGATACCTGTGATGGTGCCTCCCGATGTGGCCAGAGCAAAGTTCGCATTGGCAAAAATTGCCGCGCGGACTTCTGCTTCTGTGTTCGCTGCTGCGACCACGTTGGATGTTGCGACAACAAACAGCTGTGCTGGGTCGTCGTAGACGAACGCCTTGACAGGGAAGTTTGTGTCTGCACCAGACCCGGGCCAGTAGTTGGACCAGACCTTCTTACCGGTTGTTGCCGAAACGTACTCGCAGCCTTGGAACACGCCCAACAGACCTACCGTGCCGCCCGCTGCTGCACCAACGATGTCGATGACACCGGCTGCAAGTGGGATGACAGGGGAACCCTGATAGATCGCGTTTGTATTGCCTGCGGCGATACGGTACTCGGTCGAACCGGTGCTGTTGGTATTCTGACCCACCTTGCCGATGGGACGAAGACCGAATGCGCCATTGATATTGGCCATTTTCAGCTCCTTTTGCTGTTAGTCGGAGGACCCACGTCCACCGAATGAGACTTTACTCTGCCGAGTCTGATGAATCGGCATCGAAGGATGTGACTCCTTCATTAAGTCCTGATCGACAGCCTGCATCTGTTCGCGGGTCCGGAGCCCGTAGTACGCGGATCGTTCGTGAGCAGTTTCGATAGGAATACGACACAGCATCAGGCCACCTTGGCCAATGATTCCCGAGTAACGACCATCGTCGATCGTCGGAGACTCATAGTCTGGATACTCATCGGCGCGGACGGGGGTCCATCCTTCACGCAGCTTGGAGTGGACATTCATCTTGTCCTCTTCGCCGCGCATAGCAATTCGAATCCAGCGATGCACATAACCCGCAGGGGCTTCTGGTGCAGCAAGGTGGCTGGGCGGTGCCCATGGTTTACGGCGCGTGGTTTCTTCACGCGTGGTAGCGGACCGTGGTGTGCGAGTGTTCTCAGTCATCAGATTAATCCTTTACGTACTTTGCGTATTCCTCGAGAGGAACATTGAGCCTTTTAGCAATGGCGATCTGCGACGGTGATAGCCTCACGGTCTTGCGCCCCTGTTTGTTCGTGCTGCGGGATGCCGAAGAGCCAGCGGGAGCGACCTGACTTTTCCCCGATGTGTTGGCCGCCTTGAACTTGTGCGGAAACTCCGTACGAACCCGACGATCGATCTCACTATAGTAGTCATCGCTCTGCGGGTCAAATCCTTCTTCCTCGACCAACTTGCGATGGATACCAAACGCGGCATAGGTCATGACTTCGTCCTGACCGAACCACGTATTCTTCTCAGCCCAGCCTTGAGCCTTCGGGTCAACCTGCGCCTGTGGCGCCTGCTGCTGTTGCTGCCGCGTGGGCTGCTGCTGGTACTGCTCCGTCTCTACAGGTGCCGTCTCTACCCGCTGGTCCGCACGCCGCTTTGCAAGATCGTAACGCTCTTTGTCAGAGCTTGACCGGGCCAAAGCCTCTTGGGCCTCGATCATGCGATCCGTGTCTCCCGCCTCGTACGCGTCTTTGTAGTTGCGACGAGCCGAGGTGATCTGCGCTTCAATCCGCGCGCCATACTCATTCAAGTACCCGCTGTCGAGCTGCTTGAGACGCCCCTCGAGCTGCTGCTTTTCCTGCAGAAGCTGCTGAGAGAAGCGAACAGCCTCTTCGCGGTCGCGCTCTTCCTTGCGAAACTTTTCTGTCAGGCGAGAAATGCGCTTCTGGACACCCTTACTGTAGGTCTCTAGTTCGCTCTCGTCGCCTTTGCCGGAGTCCACAGAGACTTTTTGATTTTCATCTTCGTCTCCTCCCTCCTGCTCGATAATGATCTCTTGGCCGAGATCCTCTTGTTCTTCAGACATAGGATTCTCCTTAAACGGTTTTGATGTCAGTGGGC